TAGAGACGATTTAATTATGATCATGTCTCCAGCTAACTTTAATACTCTAAGAAGAGCATTAGTTGCACAAAACTATTACCACTATGACCAAGGAGACGGACGTTCTTTCGAACTTCCAGGTGCTAACATCACAGTAGTTAAAACTTCAGGTTTAACTGGTTCTGATTACGTAGCAGCAGGTCCTTCTTCAATGATTGTAGCAGGTACAGGTTTAGAAGATGACATGTCAACAGTACAGTTCTTTTTTGACAAAGGACAAGATGTTGTAAAATTCATCGCTAAATGGAGATTAGGTGTAGCCGTATCTCAGGTAGATCAATTCGGTACAAACGGATTAGCATAATTCAATAACTAAGGCCTTCGGGCCTTAGTTTTAACTAAAAAAACAAAGTATAAACTATGGCATGTAGCAATTTAACAGCAGGGTTTACTCTAGATTGTAACGACTCTAACGGTGGTATTGATAAGATCTTTATCGCTAACGGACCAGTTGAATCTATTACACAATCCTCAGGAACTATCTCAGCAATTACTGTTGGTGGTTCAGCCCTTGTACCTGGTGACTTCTTTGATTTTGACGTTCCAAGACAAACTAGTTCATTTACCGAAACTATAAATGTATCTCAAGAGAATGGTACTGTATTTTATGACCAAGCTCTTACAATGATATTCAACAAAATGGAAGCTGCTAAGAGAGATCAGATTTTACTGATGGCTCAAGCAACTGATATGGTTGTAGTATTTAAAGACAACAACGATAAGTACTTTAGCGTTGGTGTTGAAAGAGGTGCATTCATGACAGCAGGTTCATCAGTATCTGGTACCGCTTACGGTGACAGAAACGGATATGAATTAACAATTTCTGGAATGGAAGAATCTCCATCATTTGAAGTTACTGGTAGTATCGTCGAGGCTTAATAATCGACACTATTATATAAATAAGAAAGAGACCTTAACGGGTCTCTTTTTTTTTGAATTACAACTTGTAGTCTTTTTATATTTCTAAGTAGAAACACACATTATACAGTATGACGACAACGATAACAGCAGAAGAAGCATTCTTTTTCATTAATAATCCTACTTCAGCACTAGATCTTAACGACACATTCACGCTTAAGTCACAATATTCACAAGAAATACTAGTAACTGTAGCATCTGGTGACTGGTCAATTGTTAGCGAAAACTCAAGATACGCAGAATTTATGGTAGACTTACCAACAGATTTTGAAGATAAACACTATAATGGTTATTATACATGGGCATTAGGTCCTTATACTGACATTGTAAAAATAATTACAAAGCCTGGAGGTGATACTGGTACGGTTGATTATATCTCAGATAACGAGAACCGTGAGGCAGATACATACTTTAGACCAAATTATTAAAACATAATATGAGAAACACAAACCCAGAAGGATTATATAGTATTAAAGGTAGCAAATTCGAAGCGCTAGACTTACCTGTAATCCAAGAACAAAGAGGAAAAGACTACATTAAGTTTGGTATAGATAATCTATTCCCACAGCAACTAATCGGCTTATACGATAGTTCTGCAATGAATCACACATGTATTGACGCTATTAGAGACGGTATCTTTGGAGAAGGTATTAAAGATTATGGTGGAGAATATATTAACACTGATGGAGATACTATTGACGAGATATTCTCTAGAATCAGTTTAGACTACACATTATTTGGTGGTTACTCACTAAACATTATATGGAATAAAGAAGGTACAAGAATAGCAGAGATTTACCACCTTCCATTTGCAAACGTAAGATCAGGCAAGCCAGATGAAGAAGATAACATACATAGTTACTACTATTCATCTGATTGGTCACAGATCAGAAAATATAAGCCAGTAGAATATAAAAGTTATGATCCAACTGATACAAAGAAAGATAGCGCAAGTCAAATCTATTATTGTAAAAACTACAACCCAGGTCAAGAGATCTATCCTTTACCCGCTTATATTGGTGGTGTTAATGATATTCAGCTTGATGCGAGGGTGTCTAGGTTCCATAACGCAAACATCTCTAATGGACTCGCACCAAGTATGTTCGTCCAGTTCAGAAACGGAATACCAAATCCAGAAGAACGTAGAGATATTTATAGAGAAATAGAAGATACATTCAGTGGAGAAGAGAATGCTGGTAGATTCTTCTTGGCTTTTTCTGAGCCAGGTAAAGAACTGCAGGTGACACCAATCGAGAATGCTAACGACGACTACTACTTGACACTCGAACAAAGAATCACGTCACGAATCCTTACTGCACACCGTATTACTTCTCCACTTCTTTTAGGTATTAAAGATGGTGCAGGCTTTTCTAGTAACTCAGACGAGATCATTACATCTTACTCACACTTTATGAATACTGTAGTAAGACCTAAACAATCTAAAATTATTGATACATACGGTTATATTCTAAGTCTTGCAGGTTTTAATGTTAAACTAGAAGTAGAGCCAGTACCAATGATAATCGGAACTGAAGCAGATGATCCTGCTTTACAAGAAGATATAACAAACATAGCAAACGACTAATATGGCAAATACAGCATTACTGGTATCAGAACAAAGAATGAAACAATGGACTCAGTTAGACGACAATGTTCGTATGAATGAGATTACTCCATTTATTATACAGGCACAAGACATTTACATGCAGGCTACTTTAGGTACTAAATTATACAATAGACTTAAAGCAGGTGTAATTGCTGATGATTTAACAGCTGATGAGAAGACATTGCTTAATGACTACATTGGGCCAACTCTAATGCAATATAGCCTGTATTTAATGTTACCAAGCATTAAGTATAAGATAGCTAACCAGGGCATACTGAATGGTACCACAGAAGAGACTTCACCTACTACATTAGATGAATTACAATATATTAGACAATCAACATTAGATACTGCAGAATTTTACAATAAAAGATTAATCAAATTCTTTTTTGATAATCCAAGTATGTTTGCAGATTATACGAACCCGGGTACTGATGGAATGACACCAGATAAATCTAATCCTTATTTTAGCGGATTAGTAGTACCACACTCAAATTTAAGATATTATGAAGAGAAATACGGAAACTGTTCGGACTGCGGTCCTTCCACGACAATCGTCGGCGACTAAGCAGAATATTAAAAAACTAAAAGTTGCTCTTAAGAAATTAAACAACTCTAACTAAAATTATATTTCTAAGTAGATGGATATAAAATCAGTAACTAAAGACTACGTAGAATGTGCCTCAGGCGGTGCAGTAACAGCTCCTAATAATGGTAGTTGGATTTCTGCATACGCAATTTATTTAGGCGCTACAACCATTGTTAATGGCTCGTGGTTACAAACATTATGTTACCAATTAGGTGTAACACAACCAGTAAATAGCTCATGGGTTATTGCCTTAGCTAATTATTATAGTATAGGTGCACCAGAGAATGGTTCATGGTGGTATGCAATTGCTGATCATGCTTGTAATGGTGGAGCACCAGCTAATCCATGTACTTGGGGAGGTAATCAAAATAACTTTGGTGTAGAAACAAGAGTGTGGTCTTCCACTTCACCTTGTGCAGCACCGCCAGTTCAAGTATTATGGGAAGGCGCCAGTGATAACTGGGAAGCAGAACCAGATAACTGGGAATCAATATAAAATTAAAAAAGAGATAATATGGCTCAATTAACAGGAAATCCAATCCAAAGTTCATACCTTGGATTAATTAAAACAAACGATAACGCTGCTATTGGCGGCTCAAGTAAAGCACTATCAGACGGAGCTGGTAATGCTATTAACATGGAAATTGGTACAGGAGCTATTAAGTTCCCATCAGGTACTGTAGATTTCACAGGTTCAACTGTGCAAGGTTTACCAAGTGGTGGTGGTACAGTTTCTTTTTATGGAACTCCATGGACATTAAGTACACAAGCTGCTGCGGATTTAGTATACGAAACTTTTACGATTCCAGGTGGTACATTTACTACTGGTGATATAATAGAAATTAGTACACTAGAATATAGAGACGGTTTAAATAACTGGGGTTATTCATCATTATGGATTTCAGATACAGCACAAACAGTAGGTCAAGCTCCTGCAGGTGGTGCTAATAACTTCTCATTGGCACAAAAACAATCACCTAGCTCACGTTTGAATGTTTATTACAATAAAAGAATGTTTATTAAATCTAATGGAACTATGTTTATGCCTATTGCAGGTACAAACAACGTAACTGCTGAAAACTCTTCAGATCCAACAGAAACATATAACATTAACTGGGCTAACGATCAGTATTTCTACTACCAATTATGGAATGATTCAACGACTGGTACTTATACTACAAGTGGAACTTTTCTTAGAAAATTAAACTAATACTATGAGCGGATACGTAAAATATATAAACGACGAAGACGGTAACATAATTAGAGTACCGGATGAAGAGAGAAACATCTCTGAGATCGAAAGAATAGAAAAAGAAATAGCTGCATTAGAAGTAGAGCTTGCAGCCTTAAAATTAGAAAACGAATAATATGGCTTCATTACAAAACGAACAAATAGATCAGTCGTATCAAGGGCTGATTAAAACAGCAAATAATACAAGTGCTGCACCATTTCCACCTGTAAAACTACAATACGGAGACGGTACAGAGTTACCTATCTCTATTGGTGATGGTACAGGTATAGGTGTTGGTGACATTGTCACACTTGCATCAGGTACTAGATCAATCAATCTTGACTCAGCGAATTTAGCTTTAACTGGTGTAACATTTGTAGATGCCCTAGCAGGTACTACGAATATATCTAATGGTACGTATGAATTTGGTCTAGGTTTTCCTGGAGCACCAGCAACTAACGTAGACTTTACAAACGCTGCTGAAGTATCAGCTCATCAAATTGATATTAAAGGTGACGGTACTGATGCTGGTAAATTAAAGTTATACTGTGAAGATGCAGGAGGAGCACACAACGTAACACTAGAAGGACCAGCACACGCAGGTGGTCAAACATATACACTAAAATTACCTAACGTACAGTCAGCAGGTACACAAATACTAGAGGCTGATAGTTCAGGTAACTTATCATGGATCGACACACCATCAGGTGGCGGAGGTGCTGAAGCAGCTTACGGCATGTATGGTGGTTCTGGTATGAAAGGTGCAATACAATACAACGGATCAAGTGGTGGTCTGGACTACAAGAGTACAATTGCTACAACAGGCTATAGTACAACAGGTATTAATAATGGCGCTGATTGGGCTTCATACACTATTGCTGGTGTACAACCAGGTGATACAATTAAAGAGATTGAATTCGGTACATCTACAAACAATGTTGCAGGTGATGAAGTACGTGTAGCACTTTACGATGTAGCTGTGAATGCTGACGGTCTACTTTATCTAAACGATAAATTACTTGATGTAGGTACTGTTGATGTATCTACATACGGTGCTCATAATATTACACTAGCTACACCGTTTACAATGCCAAGTGGAAAAGTAAATAGTCAAGTTGCTTTTGTTTTCCAACCTAGTGCAGCTTCAATTGGATTAACACACTGGGTAAATGCAGTATGGAATGGTAATGGCGTAGATCCAGCTGGTCAAACACCTTATAGAGCAATGTCAATATTTGTTAAACCAGGTAATACAGCGGGTCAGGCACTACCTGCATCTATTGGAGATACATCTGTAGCAAATAATGTTGCTTATGGAGCACAAACTAATTCACACGTATACGTGTTATACAGATAAAAATTAAATACAATTATTATGTCAAAATTAACAAAGAATAGAACTAAGTGGATTTCAGACGGTGAAGGTAATTTAACTTTCGTTGAAACTGAAGTAATCACACAAGATATAGATGCTGAGATTGCTGGTAAAGAAGAGCAGTTACTATCTGTATACGAAGAAATAGAAGCACTAAAAGCACTAAAAGATTCAGAGTAAATCTGAAACAAAATTATATAGCGATATATAATAGGTAAGATTAGTTTAATTAATTAATTTTGCCAAATCGTGAATATTGTTTTTAACTTTATATCATGGTTGTTTATTTTATTATTTTATTATATTAGAAGGGTCCTCATTCGAGGGCCCTTCGGCCTTTTATAGGAATCCGACTTTTTTCTGAAACTTAGACGATATATAACATATAACTAAATATAAATAAACATTATGAATACAGAAGAAAGATGGGAACATTTCCACACAACTAAGACTGGAGGACCACATAGAAAGGCCGGTAGAGAACGATACTGGTGGATCTCAGACGAGGGTAACGTAAAGGTAACTAATAACTATAACGAAGATATTAGATGGGTTAGCGTTAGTCTAACAGGCGGTCACGAGGGTAGTAGATATGCTGCCTTAAGTAAAAACGACTTACCAAGCAAATACGTACATAGATTAGTAGCAATGTACTACTGCGACAATCCTTTTAACACTATTGATAGAACTATTAACGTAGATCATGTAGACGGTAATAAGATGAATAATCACTACACGAACCTACAGTGGGTTACATCGAAAGAGAATAACGCAAGATGGAGAGCACGTAGAGCCGCTGGTGAAGAAACACCTACAAGTCAAGAGATAGTAAGAGTATGGACAAGAGCAGAGACAGATGCAATTATTATTAGTCTATATGAATCTGGTCTTAGTACTCCACAAATAAGAGAGAGACTTGGTCTTACACAAGCTAGAGTTTGGCGTCCTGTTAGAGATTATCGTAAAGCTAATGGTCTTGTAGGTAAACGTAGTAAAAGTGAAACAATGGACTCTGAGTCCATATAATAATAAAATAATATAATATGAAACAAACATTTACACAAATTCCAGATAACTGGAATGCACTAGACTTAGAATCTAGATTTATCTTAGCTTATATGTTAAGATACCAAGACAACGGTAAGCAATACTTTGCTAAAATAGAAACCTTTTGTAAAACTAGTGGCATACACCCTAAGACATATCAAAGACGTGTTAAAGCATTAAAAGATGCTGGCGTAATTAAAATAGTTGGTTATATTCAAAATGCAATACCTATCTATAAAGTAGATAAAAATGAAGCTGATTTTGTAGGTGAACATGGATTGGTCAAATCGTCTATGGACAAAACGTCCACTATGACTGGACAGAACGTCCATACTGATAAGACAATATGTCCACCTAGCAAGGACGATATGTCCACCTCGATAGGACAAAGTGTCCAGCATACCATACAAGGTACCAGACAAGTTACCAAAGAAAATACTAAAGAAGAGTACCAACCTGAAAACTCTTCATTTGAATCTTTTAAAAATAATAAAAAGAAGAAGACTGAATACTTAGATGGTACTGATCTTGCGTTATTCGCTAAAACGTTAGATTGATAAATATAATATGGAAATAGAAATTAAAGTACCTGAATGGGTAAACACCGACGATGAAGGCATCTGTATGTTATTTTCGTTCTTACGTAGAATTACAATAGAATACCAGTTAACAGGTAAACCGTTAGATGTATACGGTACTGACATTAGACGTATATGTAATTTTGAAGTTAATAACGTACATGACTACATAATGAACTATGTTGATATTAAATATTGTAAGATAGCTAAATTGTCAAGAGAACATTTTGTATTCTATATGAAAAATATTAAAACAGGTGTAAAGACAGTTACGTTAAAAGAACATTCATCCCATGTAAGATGGGCATACCTAATGGGATGTAGTAACTATAACTTATTAGAAGAAGATAGTGTTAGCTTAAGTAGAGAGCGTAGACCACATTACACACCTATGTATAAAATGGATAGAGAACTGTTT